AGATAAAATAGGTGATATTTACCATACTATGAACTCAACAATGAGAGAAGAATTTTATAAAGGTTTGGAAAGTTAAATAATTTTTGTATATTTGCACTATCGGAGTAACGACCGATTTTAAAAATAGAGTAACATTAAAACATTTAGACCTCTAAGTGTTAGGGCAAAGAGTTACTCCTTTGCGGTTTCGTGAACCAACCTAACATTTAGGGGTTTTTTAATTTAATAAAACAATGAAAACAAAATTAATTATCACTAATCTAAAAGATTTTTTTAAGCATGGATTTGATAGACCTTTTAAAATGTTATATCAAATTGAAGAGCAAGTTCACAGGATAACTGAATCTGGTAATATTCATTTTGGAGAAAAAACAAAAGTATTATTAGCAGATTACAAAAAAGAAGATTATGAAATTTTTTTTTATTTGCAATCTTATGAATTTAAAAATGATTGCCATATATTTTATTATGAGTTTAATTCAGTAGTATCATGAATAAGGATACATTTTATTTTTCTCATGATTATAATTCCAGACAAGACGAAAAAATTAAACGTCTAATCATGAAACATGGCTTATTAGGCTATGGAATATTCTGGGCAATAGTTGAAGACCTTTATAATAATGCAAATGCATTGCAAATGGATTACGAACGCATTGCATTTGAATTACGAGTGGATGAATCAATAATTATAAGTATTATTAATGATTTTAAATTATTTGTATTTAATGAAGATACCTTTGGAAGTTTATCAGTAGAAAAAAGATTAAACCATCGTAATGAAAAAAGCAATAAAGCAAGAAATTCAGCTAATAAAAGATGGGAAAAAACTAATAATGATGCGAACGCATTGCAAACGCAATCCGATAGCAATGCTATAAAGGAAATAAAAGGAAAGGAAATAAAAGGAAATGAAATACCTGATTTTAATTCTTTTTTAAAATATGCAATAAAACAAAAACCAAACGTTGATATTGAATCAATTAAATTCAAATATGAATCATGGAAGGAAAATAATTGGAAAGATGGATTTGGTAATGAAATTATAAATTGGAAAAATAAATTATTAAACACTTTACCTCATATTAAAGAAAAAAAAAATAAGTACGATCCAACTAATCCTAATCAAATGATATACTAATGACTTATTCAGATTATAACATAATTATTCCAAACGGAAAATATACAGGTCAGGTTTATACAACTTGCCCGAAATGTAGCCATGAGCGTAAAAAGAAAACTGATAAATGTTTAGGAGTTAATTTAGATAAACAAGTTTGGCATTGTAACCATTGTAATTATAAAGGATGGTTACCTAAGCAAATTCAAATTGATGAAAAAGTCTATGTTAAACCTGAATGGAAAAACAAAACAGAATTATCAGACAAAGCAATTAAGTGGTTTGAAAAAAGAGGAATTGACCAGCAGACTTTAATAACTTGGAAAATTACCGAAGGTTTAGAGTGGATGCCTCAAACTCAAAAAGAAGAAAATACAATTCACTTTAATTACTTTGATGAAAATAATGAATTGATAAATGTTAAATATAGGGATGGCAGAAAGTCTTTTAAACTGCATAAAGATTCTAAACTTATATTTTATGGTTTAAACTTCTTTAAATTCGATTTAAACGCTTTTTTAGTAGAAGGTGAGATTGACGCACTTTCAATGTATAAAAGTGGCTATAAAAACGTTTTAAGCGTTCCTAATGGCGCAAATGTTTCTAATAACAATCTTCAATATTTTGATTACATTTCTGAAAGATTTAACGAAACTCCTGTAATTTATCTTTGTTTTGATAATGATAATGCTGGCAGACAATTAACAGAAGAGTTTGCAACAAGATTAGGTAAAGAAAAATGTAAGTTAGTTATCTTTAAAGATTGTAAAGATGCAAATGAATGTTTAATTAAATACGGAATACAAGGTATAATTGAATCAATACAGGATGCAAAAGATTATCCACTTGAAGGTGTGTTTACTATTCAAGACATGGAAAATGAAATATTTGATTTATATGAAAACGGATTAGATAGGGGAGTTAATGTAGGCTTTGAGAAATTTGATAGACTACTAACTTTTGTAAAAGGTTACATTACAACAATTACAGGAATACCTGGTCATGGGAAATCTGATTTTTTAGATGAAATTGTTATTCGATTAATGTTAGGCCATGGATGGAAAACAGCTTTTTTCTCACCTGAAAATAAACCAACAAAACTTCATTTCAGTAAAATAGCAAGAAAGATAATTGGAAAAAGTTGGGATTCACAATACAGAAATAGAATGAATCAACTTGAAGTAAAAATCTGCATGAAGGCAATGAATGAAAAAATATGGTTTATTAAGCCTGAAAAAGATTTTACACTTGAAAGCATTTTAGAACATATTAAAAATTTAAAGATTAGATACGGATTAGATGCGTTTGTAATTGATGCTTGGAATAAATTAGAACACAAATACAATCAAAGTGAAACTAAATATATTGGAGAAAGTTTAGAAAAAATATCTGTATTTTGTGAACAATACAACTTGCATTGTTTTTTAGTTGCACATCCAAGAAAAATAAATAAGGATAAACAAAGCGGAAAATATGAAATACCTAACCTTTATGATATTGCAGGGAGTTCAAACTTTTACAATAAAACAGATAACGGAATTTCAGTTTACCGAACAGGAGAAAATAAAACATTTGTTTACGTTCAGAAAGTTAAATTTTCACATTGGGGAACTATTGGACATTCAGAATACACTTATGATTTAAGTTCAGGAAGATATATTGAAGATGGGACATTCCATACAGCAGATAGTTGGGTAACAGTTGAACAGTCAACAATGGAAGAAAATAAAGAATTTTTAAACGAAAAAGATCCTTTTTAAAACTAAAGCAACAAGGTAAAACATTTGATAATTTAAAAAGAATATGATGTTATCAATATAACGGCTGAGTATTGGCGAATTGCAAGGATTAGAATTACAAATTTTAAAATAACCACTAAAGATGACTAGAAATACAAATGTTCAAATAACCGATGAAGCCCTTGCTTTTGCAAAACCAATGTTATGTGCCGTAATATCTCGGACTGAAATAACTCAAAAGCTGAATAAAGTAAAGGGTAGATATTTTGTTTATTTGCTTTTAAAGGATAATGAAGTTATTTATGTAGGTAGGTCTTTTAATCTGTCTTGTAGATTAAGTTGGCATAAATACCGAAAGGATTTTAAAGATGTTTATTTGGCTGAATATGAAACATACGCTGAATGTTGTCAAGCCGAAAAGCAAATAACAAAATATTACTCTCCAGTTGAAAATAAGCTGTGGGTTAATTATGGCACATAACTTACATCTTTGTGCTATAAAGTAGAGACTTATTTAAAAATTAACTAAAATCAAATAAAAATGAAAACAAACAATCAAACAAACCTTTCACTAATTTCTAAAACAGAATGGTGGGTAAAAAAATTAGATGTAAACTCTATTCGTGGAACTTTCGACTGGAATCAATACATGAAATATTTAAAGGCATTAGCAAATGAAAATAAAAAAAACTGATATTCAATTTATTTTAATTGCTGTTTTCTTATTAGTTTGTTTAATTTTGTCTAAGTGATTAGTGAACTTGTAAATAACAAAATCTACAAACAAATTACTCGGAATGTATGCCACAATCACGAACTACAAGACGACCTTCACTTTGAAGCTGTTTTAATTATCATTGAAAAGAAATTTGACTTAACAGAAATTAGAAACCTTAAACACTTTTTTTCAGCAGTAGTTTGGAGAACCTGGCATTCAAATAAATTTAGAAAAAAGTATTTTGTAGATCATGTTAAGTTTGTAGATAATTTAAACGAGATAATTGAAGAAAAAGAAAATATTGATTATTCAGTATTGATTAACTTTCTCGAAAGTTCACCACAAAATGAAACAGAATTTTACGAAGTCAATTTACTAAGATTGTATATTTTACATGGCGATGCAAAGAAATTAAGCAATAAAACAAAGATACCTTACAGAACAGTAGCAAACGATATTAAATTAATCAAAGACAAACTCAAACGACAGCACAATGAAAAAAATTCTGATAAAGGCGAATATGAATAACCTTAATGGGTTATCCTTTCACCGATTAATAGTTCCATTCTCAAAAGTCTCTGACATGATAGACTTTCAATGTGATGTATTTCCAGACTTAGATGCAGCAACTGATGAACAGCTTAAACAGTATTCAGCAGTAGTTTATCAAAGAGAAATAGATACAAACGGAAAATCACTTGAAATAATCAAAAAATATCATTCATTAGGAATTAAAGTGATATTTGACATTGACGATATTTGGACATTGCCTAAAAGCCATTATTTAAGTAGGCTTTATGAAATCCATAATATACCAG